CTGGAACGAAGGGAAAGAGGTCAAGACAAGAGTGTTTTCCCAAATAACGAAGAGGGGTGGAGGGTTCGCCCTTGAAATGACCGGAGATCAGTATTGCGCTTTCATGGGAGCGTGGCTTGCTGAAGGGCATACCGCTTGCTCTGGAAGAGTGGCTGGGATCACCCAAGCATCCGACGGCAAAGGGTTTGCGGCGTACTGGGAACTCGTAAACAACATCAAAATCAAAGGAAAGGCCCCAAGCTATGATGGGAAGTCGATAATTGTCTGCAACGCTCCACTCGGCAGATATTTATCAAAGTTTGGACACGCTAGCGAGAAATATGTACCCGCTGAGATCATGAATGCAACCCCGCGCCAGATTGAGATCTTTCTTCGCTACTACGCTTTGGGGGATGGGTCAAAGACAGCCCCGGTAATTTACACGTCCAGCCGGAAAATGGCAGACCAGTTACAGGAGCTAGTCCAGAAAACGGGTAAATCGGCAACTATAGCCGAGGACGATAGACGCGGGAGGAAACTCAAGTTTGACGGAAACAGGGAAGGGAATACAAACCACATCAGCTATATCGTGAGCATGAGCGATAGCAAAATGCGGCGTTTCTCTGTTGCCTCAGAGCAATACTCGGGCATGATCGGATGTGTCAGTGTCCCGAACGGGATACTCTACGTTCGCCGCAACGGTAAGGCTTGCTGGTCAGGAAACACTGCAGAGCAGATTGCGCTCTGGCAAGGGACGTTCGATGCGCTGATGAGCGGGAATCTCAAACTCAAGTCCAAGATGCGATTCATCCCTGGCGGTGGCAAGCCTTTCGAGATGAAGGGCTCGGCCGGCGACCTGCTCAAGTCGGAATACGACGAGTGGATGGCCCGCATCGTTTGCCGCGCCTTCAGGACCGACCCGAAGCCCTACATCAAGGAGCCTGAGCCGCGGGCGAACTCCGAGCAGCTTCAGGAGCAGATGCGCGCTCAAGGACTCAACGGAGAGATGCTCTGGTGGTCCAGCCTGATGGAGCGACTGATTTTTCTCGGATGGGGATGGGACGACATTAGCCATGCCTTCGACCAGAACGAGGAAGTGGCGGCAACCGACCAAGCCACCATCGACGCCGCCAATACATCTCTCGGCGCCAGAACGATTAACGAACTACGGGACCGGGACGGCTTGGACGCCGTAGAGGGCGGAGACGTGCCGATGGTCAAGACAGGCACCGGATGGATGCCGCTGGCGGTCCTGGCGGCGCAGAAGGCGATGCCACAGCCAGCTATGGGCGGCGCCAGCGGAGATTCGGGACCGGGTAAGCCCGGCGCGCAACAGCCCAGCAAGCAAGCCTCAGTGAAGAAGGAGGCCGGGACGGAAGCCGACCGCCCTTTAGCAAAGCGGGGAAGTCACTGGAGCAGATACTAGCGGCCTACCTCAAACGCAAGGGAAAAGAAGCGGCGGCAGGACTCACCGTCGAGAAACTGGCGAAGGCTGCGAAGAAGAAGCCAGAAGATCAGGACACGATAGACGTTTTGGTGGACTGGGGAGACCTGATTCCTGAGGTCACGCCCTACCTTGAAACCGATGCGATAGCTGGCGCCACAGAGTTCTTGACCGACCGCGGCATTGCAGAAGACAGCGATATGTGGACCAAAGTCTTGGACCAGGCGCGGCAGATGGCGCGGGAGCGCGGCGCGGAGTTGGTGGGCAAGCGGATCACAGACAAGGGCGAGATCATCGACAATCCGAACGCCAAGTGGGCCATCACGGACACCACCAGGGCCAACCTACGAGAGTTGGTAAGCAAGTCGGTCGATGAGGGATGGACGACTACCGAACTCCAGCACAACATCCTGCAAAGCGAAGATTTCAGCGCAGCGCGGGCTCTGACCATCAGCAGGACCGAAAGCATGTACGCCTACAACCACGGCAAGCACGAGGCCGCAAAGGGCACAGGACAGAAGTTCAAGCATCAGATCGGCTCTGGGGATGCTTGCGAGGAGTGCATGGGGAACATCGAGGCTGGCCTGATACCGATAGACGAGCCGTTCCCGTCTGGTGACGATTGCACTCCTATTCACCCGAATGATAGGTGCGGGGTGGGGTATTCTGATACGGAGGACGGAGAATAGATGGCGGCAACGGGACGCATAAGAATCGACGAGGAGTCAGCCATGAAGTCTATGCCGGTAACGGCTGAATCAATCCTGCGCGCCGCCATGGCCTTGAGGCCTATTCTCCCTGAAAAGTTCTACGGTCGGTTCATCCTGATCTTCGAGGATGGACGACCGATACGTTGGGAGACTCTACAGAGCGGGAAGCTATAACGCTACTTCGGCGGTTCTATTCCTCGTTGCTGAATAGGTGGGCATCGCTGAAAGTTGGCCCATACGTGTATTCCGTAGGCGATAGACCAACGTGAGCGGCGTTCTGCCCTGTCCTGTTTTCCTGTTCAGCAGCTTTGCAGGACTTTGAACAGAACCGTCCCCATCCGCGTTTCACATCAGAAGTACGCGCCATGAACTTCGCTCGGCATCGCCTGTTCGCGCAAGTGCGTTCGATCATTGAGGGCATCTCTCACCTCTCACAGCCGGAGCCGCCGGTGCGGGTTCTGCGCTCAGCTCTGCGGCGTTCCTGCCCGAGCCAGCGCGTATTGGTGATGATTGATCAGATACTGATAATAGCCCCCGGCAGCATCCCGATAACGATGCCTGCCATCATGCACAAGGATTCGCGTTCGGTCACGTGTTCCTTTCCTGTGCCCGGATATACCGCCGGGCTCGGTTGCGACTGCGTTTGAGTAGTAGCTTCAGGACCCATGCCATCCAAGCTTATTCGAGTCCTGAAGTCCATAGGCTACCCTCCTTCCTGTACTGCTCAACCAACAACCGTGTAGTTGATAAACGCAGGATAGCACCTCTGATGCGCATGTCAAAAGAAAAGTTTAATAAGCGCGAAAGATTTGTATTGATAAACCGTCCGAGTGGTGGTTTAATAATCCCAGTTCACAGAAAGAGGATCGGAATGATGGAAGCAGAACGAATCACCAATGAAGTGATGGACAGGAACCAAATGCCCACCCGCCGGCAGGTGGAGCTTGACCGCCAGTGGGCAGAAACAGGATACGAGGAGATGGGCATTAGCTTCGACCATACCGGCCAGTACCACTATCCACATGCCAACATCCTCGGCGAAGGGCTGAACGTCAGCGAGTTGCGGAACGACGACGGCATTGCTTTCTTCACTGGCATCCGTAACGCGCTGGTTTTTGAGGTCCTGGCAGGACTCGTAATCTGGGGCTTGTGGGAGTTGCATTACCCCATCATGGTCCTGGCCCACTGGCTGGTGGCCCATGCACGTTAACCTCCGCAACGCCTACCTGTGCGCTGATTGTGACGCGATCGGCGACTCTCCAGAGCAGTGCCCGGCCTGTGCGAGCCGGTTGGGCATCCTGCCTCTGATTACCGTCCTCAACAGGACCCAGAAGGAGAAAACATTGTACGCAACCAACAGACAAGCAGAGGCCGAAGCAATCGTGAGGATTCTTCACCAGACGAAAGAGCGCATGGACTACGAGGCTGGTCTTTGCCTCCTATGCCTGAATCGGGAAGACAACGGCCACGAGGAGAACTGCCCTTTCCAAATGGCAGACGAGTTCATCGCCAAGTACGGGACTCACCCGCCGAAGGAGCCGAAAGTCAAATGACGCTCCCTGATTTCATTGACGAAGTCTACGAAAAGACGCACTGGCCGCAGATTGAGATTCTGCGATTGATCGAGTCCAACTGGCCGGGACACGACCGATTCACTATGACGCAGGCCAACCTGATGGTCAGTTTGATTGACCGCAAGAAGAAGGAGATGCAACTTTGAGCACCATCTACAGCGAACTGCTGGCAGCCGCCGGCACTGAGTTTCTTCCGCAAGCCGAGGGCGAGCCTGACGGCCACTACCTGCGGCGCCTTGTGCTAGCCGTGTCGAAGTGCTCGGATGAGGCTTGGGAAGCACTGAGCACCGCCGCGCACGACTGGTACAACGCCCAGGCTATCCGCGTCAAGGCGCAACAGGACCCGGAAGAGTGCCCCGGATTCGACGGAGCATTCGCTCAGTGGGAGCATGAGCACAAGGACGATCAAGTTGCTTTTGTGGACGCCAGCGTAGAGCAGCTTGCGAGTGCCGGATTCGACAAGGGCATTCTGGAAGAACTGGAGGCCCAGCGTAAGCGCGTTGCTCATCTTGCGGGGCTCGACAAAGCGCCCGCTGATCCCATCGTCGATGCCGTCATTGATTCCGGCTGGCCTACTGGTCCAGAACTCCCCAAGGCGTCATCCAATGACGTGGCACATCAGGACTCGCAAGCGGCTGTCGTGCAAGAGTTCGATACGGTTATCAAAGACGCATTCAAGCCCTACGACTCTGAATCCAAGCGCACCGCAACCGATGCCGTCCGTGCCTGCGTCATGCAGCATCAGGACTGGAATCAATCTCAGATCGCCGCGGAACTCGAAGCCCACGGCCAGCCGGTGAGCCTTGGCACCATCGCCACGGCGCGCAGCATGACCTTGGCGACCATCGCTGTTGCCAAGGGACTTGGAAAGTGGGTGGAGTGATGCTTGACCCATCTCACTTCTATGAAAAGGACGATGCGAGTCCTGAAGGCGATACGACCGTCATCACCGTGACTCTGCATCCTTCAGAGATCATGGAGGCTACGAACTTTGAACAGTTAATGATGCTCAATCTCCATGATGCGGGAGCCCCTGTTACCGGCTTAGAGGGTAACCTTTCTCTCAAGACTGGCTATCTCACGCTCTGTAACAACTTCGATAACGTCCTCACGTTTAAATGTCGGTCCAAGTGAACATCAATTTCACGAAGATAGGCGGGTGGATGTTAGGGATCATGGTCGGAACGATTGTCTGGATACCCGCATGGGGATACTCATTTGTTGCCGACTGGAAAGGCCACTGGATAGTAGGCGCAGTTTTCTTTTTTGTGGCCATTGCTTTCGACCTGCTCCTTATAGGAGGGGCGCGTGGGGATGACCTATAACATCCCACGTCTACCGGGCCGTATGCGCTTTGCGCGCGGTCCTCGTCACGTCTTGCGTTTCCTGAAGTGGATGGGACGCATGAGCCGCGCACTCAACAAACAGAAAGCGAGGTCGAAGTGAACTTTATAACTAGCCATTGGGTAGCGATACTGATCGTTGCAGCCGTCATCATCTTGAGAGACCGCATCATCCTTGCGATCGTAGTCCTGATATGCCCTACGTCGATTCTCAAGAGCGCATTTGATAAGGCTGTCAATAGGCCGGGAGGAATAAAGCGAGCACACCGCTGAAGAAACTCACCATCAAGATGTTTGCACCCGGCAACAGGACCCACAAGACCATCATACTGGCAGCCGGCAAAGGCAAGGTGTTCAAGCCTGGCGGCGAGTTCGATGTACTCTCCCGCGCGGCCGAATCGCTCGAAACGCAGTTCCCGAACGATGAGTTCCGCATGGTCCAAGTTGGCCCGGCGGCGTTCAACTTTGTGTGGCAGCGCAAGAAGACGCTCGAAGAGGTGGCCGATAGGGTAATGATCGGCGGGATGCACCTGGGAGAAGTGGCAACCGTGGAGGTGGGCAGTGGAATATGAAGCAGTGGTTTTGATTGCAGACGGCACGGTGGATCAGGACAACGACTCCATCTCAATCGAGAATGTGTCGTTTACGAATCCTGTCCGCGTCGTCAAGGACTTCGACATCTCGAAGCCGATCGGCATCGCGGCTCTCTCGGTCGAAGGGAACACGGTGAGAGCAAAGATCACCATTCCTGACAGCACAGACCCAACAGGTGAGGCGCTTTGGTATATCCCAGCCATCGGCGGCGGATGCGATCCGGTCAAGCCTGACGGCGACAAGATCAGGACTATCACGAATCTGAAAATACACGAGATTTCACTCTCGATGAAACCCAACAGCGATCCGCGCATCAAGCCGCTGGGTACTCGCGTAGAATCTCGTTAGACCGGTGGTACCGGCGACCTCCTTGGAACACATAGTCCTCCTGCCCGGCATCCTGCGAAGATGTCGGGCTCTTTTTGCGCTATACTCCTGTCAGTCGGTCCATCGACTACTTACCTACGCAGGAGAAAATCATGAGTCCTATCACCTTTCGCAACTCGAAGATCGTCTACTACGGCCCTCACACATGCCCCAACTGCGGTGTCCTGATTGTCAAGATGGGAACCGAGTTCGGCGGCACGGCGTTCACCAATCCCGAAGGCCCCATCTACCCCAACACTGAATGGCACCCGCATGTGTGCGACCCGGCGCTTGTCAGGACCCGAAAAGGATTATCGGCACAGTCTAGGGTCCTGATTGACTTCCCCCAAGCATCAGCGCTCAAAATAGGGCATATGGGCTACGTGATTCTCGGGGAGTCTCTAAGCCAGAATCCTGTCAGCGGAAGCGTTTTATGTGTGAGCATGAACCAGAGCTTTTACGGCACTCCCGAATCGGCGTGGACGGGAGTCGTGGAGCGCATCGAAAAAGGCTATCCGTCCTGGCATATCGACCTAAGCAAGTATGATTCCAATTCAGCTTTCGGCGATGACCTTGACCGCCTGCCAGAATGCCCTGAACCGTAGCCCCTCGGTGCTGTGGTAATATCTCAATCGACGGTACAAAAGCACTTTGGCCGGAGTCGTCATGGCTTATTAAAGCTCTGATTGCTCCGACCTTTTTGCGTTTACAGGAGCCAGATGGACGATTTCAGCGTATTTCTCCCGATTGAAAAGGTGGACGCGCAGAGCGGGATGGTCTGGGGCTATGCCTCGACGCCATCGAAGGACCTGCAAGGGGAGATTGTTCCGCTGGACGCCATCAAGGCCGCCCTCCCCGACTACATGAAGTGGGCGAA